AGCGTGCAAATACTCGCCATGATAGTTTTGGTGATTAGCCGTAAACTCTTTACGAACCCAGCATTTAAACTGAGGTATGTCTGAAATTAAATACGCCACTAAATTTAATTTGATAAATTATCTATTTACCGTAAAGGCCTCCGCCCTTAGCTCTGAGTTTTGTGTTTTTCATGCCGCCACCCATAGCCATACCTTTAGTACCCTTCATAGCGCCACCCTTAGCCATGCCTTTGGTGCCTTTCATAGCTCCGCCTTTGGCCATGCCTTTAGTTCCGCGTAAAGCTGGTGTTTGACCTGCTGCTCTGGTGCCTTCGCCCATAAGCGCTTTCATAACTGAGGCAGGCATGTTTGACATACCGGTTGCAGCACGCTCTCTGGCTGCTGCTCCACCCATTGCCATACCTTTTGTGCCTTTCATCGAACCGCCCATAGCTCTCATTTTAGTTCCTTTCATAGAACCACCCATAGCTCTGTATTTAGTTCCTTTCATTGTTAGCTCCTTCCGTATAAACCCATATTAGATTTTGATTTTATCATACCACCTGTGGCCGCAAAAGTTTTAACATTTGTTGGTTTGCCGCCAACACCTTGTTTTTTTGCTCTTTTACGAGACACCGCTGATTTGATTTGTCCTTTAGTCATGCGTCGCGCTTTAGCAGCCGGCACACATTTTGGGTATTTTCTTTTTCTGTCCGCTTTTAATTTAGATCTGCCGCATTTAGCAAAGCCGCCTCCCTTTTTAGGCGCACCTATGTCGACCCAATCTTGTTCGAACCATTTGGTTAATCCTCCGCTAGTCTTTGCCATGTGCTTTTCTTATCGCTTGTTTACCTTTTTTAAAAATATTAGCTATTCCTGTTTTACCCATAACCTTAGCTCGTTGTTCGCCGACTGTTAATATTTGTATTTTGCGTGCGTACGGTTTTTTAATTCTTTTCACTTTGTTTACCGTAGAGTTAGCGTCTTTCATGGTTGCAAATTTAATACTGACAGTATCTTTTGGGTTCTCATCGGTGTATAACCTTCTGCCGGATCCTTTAGGTTTTTTGCCTGTGCCAACTTTAGGATCTCTCTTCTTTTTCATTTTCTTTTGTATTTTGGACTTTTTCGTTTTGTGCCGTCAGCTCTTTTTATCAAACCTCTAGCTTTTGCTGATGCACGCTCGCTAAAACCAAGTTTTTTTCCTTGTTTGATTTTGCGTTTTATTGTGCTCGCTTTGGCAACCATTACTAACTAGGAACTCTGGTTTTTTTTCTTTTAGATTGCATCATGGCGCCACAACCTCTACCTTGCACCATGGTTACTGCGCCACCTTGTCGCATGAAACCCATTTTATTTCTTACTCTTTTTGGTAATTTAGGTAGACCTTTGTTATCAGCAGGCACAGGTTTTAATCCTTTCATTTCGCCACCCTCTGCTTTCTTAGCGCCTTTATACTTGCCGCCCATCCTTTTGTACTCCGCTACCATATAAGCATTAGCATAAGCAGACGGGTAAACATCAAACTTTCTTTTCGCCTTAGCTTTTGCTTGTCTGTATTTAGTTGGGTTAGCAACGTTAGATGGCACATCCGACTTTGCGCCTCCGCCTTTTTTCATTTTTATAGACTCAAGCGTTTTTGCTTGACCGGCATGAGTTTTGCTTGCTTTTTTAAGTTGTTTCACAACTTTATTAATTTTTTCTTTTGCCATGATTATTTACCAATTTTTGCACGACCAATACGACGCTGCAAATACATCTTTCTTTTTTTGCACTGCATCGCAGTTATGTCTTGCTCGAAAACTTTTTCTACGCGCTGGTTGATCTTTTTTGATACTTAAACTTGGATCTCCGTAACGTACTATTTTTATTTGATCGCCTTTTTTTGCTAACACTGCAAACTTTTTGTTTTTACCAGGCGTTCGTTTTTGTTTGTTGTAACCAGAAAAAGTCTCCCCGCGATAATTAAGTCTACCGCTGGGAGTCCTTTTTACATCTTTAGTCGTCGCCACTCTAATAGTTTTTGGTAAGCACCAAAATAATAGAATAAGCGTCACCGTTACTGTGACCTACCGTAGTAAAGTCAATGTCTCCGGTTACGCCTGACCCTGCATTATTGGGAATACCTGTGAATAAATCGTAATATTCATCACCTGTGCTATCTGCCGATAGCGGTATTGCTAAAACGTTGGTACTTGCGTCAAACTCAATGTCAACGCCCATACCACGACAGGCCCAATAGATCCTTGAAATAGAAACCGAAGAACAAGCGTCGCCTGCGCTGTTATTAGCTAACGCCGAAACATCAACTTTTTTAACAGAGGCCTCACCTGTGCCATCGCTCTCGTTTGTAAATTTCAAGATAGCAGTTTTTTCTCCGTCTTGAATGGTCTGACTTGTTACTGTATCAGCCATGGTTTACTCCTTATAGCTCTGTGGTTGCTGTACGTTCTTTGCTTGCGCCGATGTAATCGACTGTCAAAGTTTTTGCAGCAGCAGCACCGTTTTGTATACCAAACGATACAGTCAATTCTTCATTATCTGGAGCGTTTGTGCTTACCACTGTGCCAGCTAGAACATTGTTTTGAAAAACATGAAACTTTTGATCTTTAGGGTCGTAAACAAAACCTAACGTCATAAAAGTGTCGTCTGCCAGAGAGTTAGGCAAAGTCAATGTGGATTGTGTGCTGTCTTTTTCAACGATAAAGCTAATTGTTGCAGCTCCATCTGATTTTAAAAAGAAAATACCGTCTGTCACATCTAGGGGAGAAGTGTCAGTCAGTTGTAAACCAGCAACAATGTCAGACTGTGTAGCATCACTAGTTTTTAATCTAATGTTAAATGCTAACTGTTTGCCAGACTCGAACTTAAAACCCTCTTTTACAAGTTGTAAAAAGTCTTTGTCGTTGTCACCAGCAGCGTTGGTCAGTAAAAGTAAGCCGCCGTCACCGTCAGCTAATGCCTCGGTAGCGGATCCTGTACCATCCTCAGTTGTTGTGATTGTCCAATCGGACGCCAAGTAAGTATCAAAATCATTAAAATAAGTGTGATACTTATGTGGAGCGGGTGCTTTTAGTTTACCTAATGTTGAATCAACTCCAACGTTGGTAACACCCGAAGTAAAATGCGTAGTCATAATCAGCCTCCTTTAAAATAGCCATCACGAGCACTATGCCCGTAACAATTAATCGTACGCTTTGATATTACTATTTAGGGTTTAAAAAGACAATATTGTTTTCAGTTCTTTTATAGTCTCGTCTATGTCTGTGTGTAAAATGCCAATGCCGCCTGCGTCTTTCCAAGCCTCCACATTAGATTTTTTATCGTCTACTAGAATGTCACCTTTTTTTGCAAAAACGGCTTTGTGCTTGCCTTTGAGCGTAGAAGTAACGACCACGTTGTAATCAACGTGTTCTCTAATCCAATTTATTTTGTCGGCTACCACCAGAGGTCTTTCGATCTCACCTGAGCAAGTTAAGATCTCCCAAGGCAAGCCTGTTTGTTTTACATAAGATACAAGCTTTAGCATGTTAGGCATGGGCGGTAAATTTTTGAATAATCTTTTAAGTATAAGATTTTTTTTGGTGTCGTCGTATTGTTCTTCGCTTTTCAAAGGGCCGTCTAAATAATCAGGCCCTTGCACACCGGTTACGAAGTCTGCCAAAACTCCGTCCATATCTAAGTATATTTTTGTCACTACTTATCCTCCTAATCTACTATTCTTTGATTTGATCTTGCTATCTCTGCGTATTCTGCAAGAGTTTTGTCTGGCTCAAAGAATTTGTCCCTTTCTATGGTTAAACCAAAAGGAAGATCAAGACTTTTTAACTCTTGCAAACTTACATAGCCAAGCTCTGGAAAACCCATGCCAAGATCACAAAGACCATACATCGTGTCTTCATCTTCTGAGATTGCTGCTATCAACCAAGTCTGAGCTCCCGCTGGATTAAATAATTTTAACCATGGTTTAATATCATTACCTGTAGCAGTGACAGGCACGGGTTCTGCTCCTGCTTTTTTGAGCTTATTCATAATTTCTTTTGTAATTAATTTCATTACGCTACCTCATTAAGTTCTTCTTGTTTGTTATACCATTCCCAAGCAACACCAGATAAATGTTCGTAGATAACATCTACTATCTGTTCTTGTACTGTTTTGCCACCTAAACCAGAAGTCATAGACCATAAATCTTTATTATCGGCATAAATTCTTATTTGGTCGTAGGTATAAACAGAAATATTGCCATCTACATATTCATGCAAATAATCGCCTTCGCTTTCTAATATTTCTTCTTTGTTATCTTCAAGGTCTGCTATCAAATCTTGTTCAATAGAAAACAAACTATAATCTTTTTCTGTGCTCATTTATCCTCCTTTTTAATTTTTTTGTCTGTTTCCTCTAACCAATCAAGGGTTTTGACTACTTCGTCAAATAAGCCTTTGTGTTGAGAAAACCTGCCCAAAAAAGCCACAGCTTTTAATTCATTAGGTTTATTTTTAATTTTTACTTTAACCATTACGCTACCTCCTTATCGTCGTATTCAAAACCGTTAATATCAAAATTGTCGATGGCCACCGTTTGACCTTCTGTCTTATAACTTTCTGTGGCTTTTCTGTCAGCGTAGGACGGAACTAAAAACCAATACTTTTCGCCGTCAAACAAAACGTCACCGCTAGAAGTTGATCTGAGTCCGACCACTTCACCGTTATGAGTTTTAAGATCTGTAAGAACCGTCACCTTGTCTGAAAAATCTTTATTGGCGTAAGTCTTACCATCGTAAGATAATTCAGGACCTTGCGACCAAGATCCATCTATGTTTTGAGTTAGCCTAAAAGCCTCAGCAACACTGTCAGTATCAACAGTGGCGACTTTGGTGTAACCCTCCTTGTGGTAATAAAATTTTTTAGTTTGATAAACTGTAATCATTACGCTACCTCCTTAATTAAGTGCTCTAGGTTTGTCGTGATGATATTTTTCATCATTTTCTGAAAAGTAAACGTTAGATTCTTTTCCATATCTAATAATTTTTCTTTCATACAAAGTTTGAATATCAAGAGGCGCTAAACCGTCATTGATCGTATTCAAAACTTCGTCCCTATCTTCGTCACTATCACATTTAATGATTATGTTGTAAGTTTCTTTAGCCATTTTTATCCTCCTTGGTTTGGTTAATTGAATGTCTCACATAGATATATTACAGATATTTGCAAATTATTACAACTATTTACAACAATAAATATTAAATATTTTAGACATAAAAAAAGGGCCCTTTCGGGCCCTTTGTAACACTGAGTAATAAAGTGTGTTACGACTTCAAATTACGCGCCTTGAGATCCGTAGATTCCTCTCCAATCAGAGAAACCAAACGAATATCTTTCTCTAGCTTTGTATCTAATGTTGCCTGTAGAAAAGTCTGGCTCCATAGAAGTCTCCATTGGAGATCTTTGGAACATTTTTAGACCTTCTCCCATAGCATTAACTGACGTTAAGACAAAGAAAGCGTCTGGATCTGTTAGGTAATGATTCACCGCATAACCACCAGGCAATACACCTGTGTTTCTGATTGCGTTGATATCATTATCAGCAGTCCCAGATCTTTGTGTAGAGTTTAATATTCTGTCAGCGACGAATACTAATTGCGGAGGAATTATTAATTTGTCCGCAGTAACGCTGATAGTCAAACCTCTGTCATCTGTAAAAGTAGATATGTCGATCAAAGCATCTTCTAAAGACGCCTCGTTCAAATCTGCCATCGTAGTTGCTCTGTTAGCAGCTGTTCCTCCACCTGCAAGTGGGTGAGCAGTGTTTACTAGAGATACGCCATCACCACCTGTAAAACTAGATGAGAAAGCGTTGTTCAATACGTCAGCTCCTTTAACCTCTTTGGTATTAGCCATAGATTTTGCTAAAGCTTTAACATATCTCTTACCAAGAGAATCGTACAGGTTGTCTTCAACCGCCTCTTCTGTAAGCGCAAACGCTAACGCAACAGTATCGTGCGTGTATCTTGCGCTAAAACTTTCTGAGGCATTGTCAAATTCAACGCCTTGACCCTCTGACTTGACGGGTGCTCCGCCAAAACCTGTGATAAGCACCTCTTCTTCAAACGCCCTGTTTGAATCCTCGATCACAAAAATATCTTCATACTCTTGATCGTAAGAATCATAGGACATTCCGAAAAGTGCGTTTAGACCAGGCTCAAGCTCTTTCGCTAATTGTGCTCTTGAAATTGCCATGTATTAACTCCTTATGCTAAACCAGCACCTTTTTGTCCCATGATGTGGTTTTGAATCACACATAAAACATTGGTGTTTGCTGATGCTACGTCGTCGTTATCGGGATCCTGAGAAATATCTAACGCTTTTAGAGGTAATGTAGCAGTTGTAGCTCCTGTCGTTACATCAAGCTCTAAGTTAGATCTTCCAGACTTAGTATCGCCAACCGGTGATCCATCAACAATGTCAAAGTTTCCAAACAAGTCAGCAACAGGCATAGCTGCGTCTGCTTGTACTTCAAAAACGACATTAGGATCGTCGATTATGCTTGCGATTATATCCGAGGCAGCAATGCTACCAGGATAATAGTTGTTAAAAACTTGCTCGCCTGTAGTGGGGTCAGTGTACTGAACTCCGTTAAACACTCCGACAATCGGAACGGTTCCGGTTGCGGTGTGTCTTCCTAATACTCCGGCTGTTAGTTGTGTAACTAAGTCGCCTTGAAATATAGGTGTAGTGGCACCACTTGCTATTCTGTATCTGGATTGTCCTCCAGAGAATGGTGCTCCGCCCATCATACGAACAGGTTTTAAACCAAATGCGGCATCTTTATTCGCCATAAGATTTACTCCTATTAATATTTATTACTTTTTCCCAAAAGTAACATTAGACTTTCTATCGGAGTCGTACTTGACGTATCTGCCATCCTTTCTGGCATCGTTAAACATGTTGTTATCCAACGCCTCTTTTTTTCTGACAGTTTGATCCTCGTAATAACTGTTTCGTTCTTGTCGAGTCTCGACAGGTATCTTCGCCAATAAAAGTCCTTCGCTATAAACTAAACCAGCATGTCTACCAGATTCGGCAATCGGATAAGCGTATTCATCAGGTAAATCGGATCCTCTTACGAGCTCCCAACCTTCCCTAACTCTTCTTGCTACGTTTGCTCTATCCTCCTGACCCAACATTGATTCTCTTATCCAACGATATTCGTAACCTTCTGGTGGGGGTGGAGTTTCTAGTTTTCTTACCGGTCTCCAAGGTTGTCTACGAGAATTTTTATCGTGAGACTCGGACTCACGGGATATTCTGGAATGTACGTTTTCGCTATTTTCTTCTGTCATTTTGCCTCCCTTGTTGCTAGTTTTTGTTTTTCTTTAGCGACAGATTTCAACCACGCTTCATCTGACATGCCGTGTGGTTTCAATCCTTGTAGAGTTTCGACTTCGGATTTACTAAAACGTACGCCGTTCTCTTTGCCTTGTGTTTTTTGTCGACTACCTACGGCAGCTGAGGCGACTCTTTGCACAGCGGGTCGGTCCTCATTTTGCTCGACATTATCAGATCTAAGATCTGGATAAACTTTATAAATTCTGTTGTTTAGCTCATTGTAGTAATCATCAGAGTCTAAATCGTAACCCTCGTAGGCTAAGGTGTTGTGGACGTGTTGCGCCCAAGCAGTAGCCTCTACATCTTCATTAAACCATGGATTTTTAGACGCCCAAGCTAGGGCCTCTTTTGTTGGTTGTACTGTTTGCATTTGTTGCGGTTGTTGCTCAGGTTGTGCCACAACGTTTTGAGCAGAGCTTGTGTCTGCTATCTGTTCTTGTTTTTGTTTGGCAAGCCTTACTTTTTCTTTTTGTAAAGCTACCTCACTTTTCAAAGTGTCAGCTTTTGACATCAAAGACGCATCGCCGGAGCTCACCGCTTTTTCATAAAGATCGTTGGCCTCTCTTTCTTTAGATTGTACGTT